TCATTATCCAAATCCAATTTGTATGCTTTTATAAATTTTGTAATGTCCCCGACGTGCTTATTGCGTGGCTTCCATTTATTAAGAAACCACGCGTACACTGTCCGTCTTGATACACCAAAATGATTAGCAACTTCTTGGACTGGGATGTTATTAGTTATACAAAAGTTACCTAACACTACTCCCAAATTGTCTTTAGCGTCCACGTTCCTGCTATACGCTTCTTTATTGCGCCGCAACAAACTTAGGCTATACCTATTGCTAAAACCCCTGCTGTTTGACATCAATCGTCTACCTTATCGTCATCTGCAAACTGATTAAGGATGTCATCTAGCTCGTTGGCATCATCTTTCTTTGCAGGTGCTTTCTTTTTGCTACGTCTTGTCTTTGGAGCAGGTACATCTTCTGCAACAGGCGCTTCTTCTACCTCACCAAACGGGTTGTCATCTTCAGTCTTAGCTGAGTAGCCATCCACTTCACCAAACGGGTTGGCTTCTGCCATTTCTGCTAATGACACCACCTGTACAGCTCGTAAACGTAGTGATACCCCTGAATTAGACATCTTGTATGGCACTAACTCGACGTTAATATTGACAGTGCTACCAGAAGTAAGTTGAAAGTCGTCATCTAACTTAACGCTTTTAGCATCATATTGTGAGGGCTTGCGTGTAGCATTTTGACCGTAAGCCGCCGCTAAACGAGTCTTGCCTTGAAAACGACCGTCATCAAGTTTCTTAAATGGCATGTCAATCTTCTCAGGCCAATTAGAATCCTTGCCTTCATCCCAAGCAGTAACCATGTTTTTATACAGGTCTGCCGCTTGTTCCTTTGTCATGTTGAACGACATTGAGTATGCCGCGCCATCATCAAATGCGTCACATGGCATAGATTTCTGTTTGGTGCTATCGAAGTGGTAGGGTTTATCCATGCGTGGGTACATAGCCTCCACATTGTTAATATTAAAACGCGTGTAGTTTTTCTTAGCCATAGTCATTCCTTTATTGGTTTAAATGGATTATATTCTTCCGTAGTAAATTTAGTTTTAACTGCGGATACTGCATCTACACTATTGGTTAAATCCTCTACCAACGATGTAAAAGTCTCTGGTACGAAGCCTACTGGTTCAAACAATAGCTTCTTATATGTCACGTTCTCGTCTTGTGATACGCGGGTAATCATTTGTTCTGGCTGATAGTTGTGCGAAGCCAAATACTTTTTGTACGATGTGTAAGGCAACGTTTTTGAGTTTTTCTTTTTGTCTGGTGCTGTACCAAACAAAGAAGTAGCAGGCAGGTGTAGCTGAAACACTCCTTGTGCTTCTTCCTTATCAGTAATAAACCCAACAGCTATGTGGGTAAACAATCTACAGGCTTTAGAATTATTATTTCCAGACCCACGTATGTTCTGCTTACAAAGCGTACAGCTTGAGTGTTGTTTATCTTTAGCAGTCACATCAGGCCCACGCCCTGCATCTGAAGTCCAACAAGTAGGTAATCGGCTTGCTCCGTTATCAAAAGAACCCTTGTAGAAACAACGAGATATGGCTATTGCTTCATTAACAATAACAAGATCAAGATAGTCTCGCTCGCAGGATGCAATAACCCCTTGTTCGTCCACTAACTGCCATACCTTGTCGTCGTGCTCAATGCGACGGTTATATATGCTCCCCGCCATAGTTACGATCTACGAACTACTATCTTATACCCCGCATCAACATTAATACCTTCTGGTATCTCGTCAGGGTTTTCTTCCATAAACTGATTCATAGTAGATTGTTTGATCCGTTTCTCAAGGCAATCAAACGCGTCATTCCTAACTACCCACTCATAGAACGCAGGCCAATTAGCTGTCCATATCTTCCGTTGTACTTGGCACATGATTGTGCCGGATTCTGTCTTGACTGACATCACGTCATGCTCAAGACAATGCTCTTGCAGATGTGCTTCAATCTTTTCTTTATCTTCTTTTAGTTTGGCTATTTTCTTGTCGGCTTCTTTCTGTATCTTAGATATCTCGTCGCGTATCTTAACTACAGCTCCGGCAAGTTGCCCCAATGATGCTTTCACTTCTTCAGTCATTTCATACTCCGCTTGTAAGAGTTAGTAAAGAAACTAGTATATATGTAAATATTGACTTTGCAAGGGTTTTCTTTACTTTATTTCTTCGTTATATAAATCAATTAGTTGTGTGTGGGTTTCGAGTTTTCCAGACAATAATTTGTATAGTCTTCTCTCGACTGGACTACCTTGTATGTGCACTACGGTCATCTTGTTTGACTGCCCCTTACGATTTATTCTGGCATTTGCTTGCAGGTAAATCTCGGTGCTTGTTACAGGCGCGTACCATATCACCGTACTCGCCGCAGTAAGTGTGACACCGTGAGCCGCCGCTTGAGGTTGTATAATAAGAACCTTAGTATCTTCGTTAGTTTGGAAACGCTTAAATATATCTGTTCGTTTAGATGGTGATACGTCACCAGTCACACATTCGCTAGGTACGTTAGCGGCCATAAAAAATTCGTGTAGCAAGTTTATCGTATGTCTGAATGGTACAAATATAAGAACTTTAGCTATGGACTCGTCTACAACTTCTTTGATTACGTTTAGTCTATTGCTCACGTCGAACTCTACAGTGTTGCCTGAGTTTGCGTAGACTGCACCGCAAGATATCTGTAGTAGCTTATTAAGATTAACTGCTACGTTAGCACTTGTTACTATCTCATCCTCTGCCAACATCAAGAACTCAGTACGAACTTCTTTATAGTAGTGTTCCTGTTGGCGAGTCAGTGGGGCTTCTCTTTCTGTATATACAATATCAGGCAGGTCTAAACATTCTTCTTTAGTAAACCGTATGGCAGGCTGTAATGTTTTAAACACAGTATCAACCGCATCTGGTTTAGGTATCCATTTGAATCGACTGACTGGGTACATAACTAGGTCGCGGTACGCCGTCTTTGACCGTACTACGTTGTGTGGTACGCATAGTTTAGCCAACCCATGTGCATCAACTGGAGATTGTGCCGCAGGTGTACCAGTCAGCATCCATACCCACGTATCTGAATTAACTAGTTTAGCCATTGTTTTCCATCGTTTAGTGGTAGCTGTCTTGTATGCGTTGGCTTCGTCAATAATAATTAAATCAAACCCACCATCTTTTATAGCGTCTTGTACCACGTTTACACCGTCATAGTTAATGACGACATACTCATAACCGCCGTCGTTTATTATGTCGGTTCTCTTTTCTCTCGACCCATACGCTACCCCGACGCTTCTATGTACAGCAAACTGGAATAAATCTGTCTGCCATGCGCTTTGCATAATTGATAGTGGGCAAACAATAAGAACTCTGTTTATATACCCTGCTTGTAATAAATAATCAGAAGCCCATATACAAGCCGCAGTTTTACCTGTGCCTTGTTCGTTAAAGCAAAATGACCGTGGGTTTAATGTTAAGAACTCAGCAGTAGTTTTTTGGTGTTCCATTGGTGGAAACACCCCACCCCAAACGTAATCGCGCATGATTGGGCTAGGAATGTTTTTCATCCTTAACCCTGCTAACTGTTGTGTTGTAGCTAAATCCCAGTCTACCGTCATGGTGTAGACATCTTCTGTTATGTCTACTACTTTGCTTGTTGGTATTTTATCTTGGATTCTGTCTGGGTTTCTGGTTCTTAGTACGAGAGTTTTGTCCTCTACTACTTGCATATCACTTCTTCTTCTTTTTTGTTGTTCTCTTTTTAGTCACCCGCTTTTTCTTGGGTGTGTTTTTCTTAACAGTATGATCAGAGTTTCTGCTAAAACTTCTGTTCTTACTTGGCTTAACTAACCGCAGATTACTTTTCTTATTTGTACCGCCTTTAGATATTGGTTTCTTGTGGTCAATATCTTTGCCTTTACGATCAACCCCCTCTTTATCCATAGCATAACGAGCGCGTTCTCTAGCGTTTCTTGCTTTTCTTTCGTTTCTTGCTTTTTGTTGTTGATACTCTTTTTTGTACGGTCTTTTTTTGTTTACGTATGGCATTTTTGTTCTTCCTTGCGGCCTCTAATGCAATGGCTATCGCTTGGTTCTTTGGCTTACCTTCTTTAGTTAACTTACTAATGTTCTTCGTAATAGTAGCTTGAGAG